ACGTATGGTCCGTGCTAAACATCTAATTGGCGACTTAGTGTTTAACTACAAACCTCATCTAGTGCAACCAGCAACTGGACGAGAAATGGATAACGGCGACAAAGTAGTTAACGATGCACAGCATCGAACACTGGCTAGTTGTATTGTAGGTGTAGACGATATGCCGATGAATTATATGGAATTTAATGACATTGCTAGAATGCTGGCAATTGTTGATGCTGAACAGTATCACTCTATCAACATTGTATCGCTAGCCGCAAGTGAGTATGACAAGTGGCGTAACGGCACTAACCTGGCACGTGAGAAAGAAAAGCTGAAGATGCCATTGACGCCCGACGAAGAACGCTATCTCAAAGCATGGCGGGTGTTTAATGCCAATGGCGTTAAAGTATTAGACAAAGATGACAAGAGTGAAAGTAGTCGTCAAAGTAAAGCACTAACTGGTATTGGTAACATGCTTACATACTTGGACAAATACGGGTTTGAAATATGGAGCCGTAGTGTTAACATCAATATGCGGTTGTTTACAGATTGCGTATTTGCCACTAACGTTAGTTGGGGTATCTGTGAGTTCTTAAAACAACAAGGTAACATTGGATCGTCTACAGCCGTGGACCAAGCTATCTACGAAGCATTGCATGAAAAATATGGATCACGCAGTGCTCGTCAGTTGCGTGATCAAGTGTACCGAGCCAAAGATGCATATTGTGAACTTCATGAAGTTGGTAATGATGCTAGCGAGCCAGTGTTGCTTGCTGAAGGTATTAGACAAGTTGTAGTAAAGTATCAGCCTACTAAGAAGTCTAGTATTATTTGGCAGGCTGTCAAGGCCGGCACAAGCAAAGATGAAGATGGCAAGGAACATGTTAAGTACATGCCTCCTTTTAAAATGCCATTCTCAGACTAATGAAGAATTATCAAAAACTAAATGAGGCTATTGCTAAACGCAAGCCCCATAGACGTTATGAAGAGAATACATACTTCACTAATAAGTTGTATGACGACTTTTGTTTTGACCGTAAGGGCGACTACAAGTATCTAGCAATATTTGGTCCTTACCGTAGCAAATACAAATGGACTCCGCAACAGTGCCAGACTATGTATGACAAGTGTCCCGATACTTGGGTAGACTATGTAGGTGTAGAACGTAAGTTTGATTGGGGCAAGGGCGAAAATCAAGTAGTTACTGACAGGCATGATCAAGACTGGCATATTCCAGAACTAGATCATATCGTTAGTAGAGACGAAGGTGTACGACTAGGGTGGACTCAACAACAAATTGATGCTCCCGAAAACATGCAGGTCCTACCTAGGATACTTAATAGGATGCTGTCAAACATTACCAACGACGAAGCCCAAGCAATTATTCCGTTAATCGTTTCTCAGTTCCCAGACATTAAACTGTAAGTAAATAGTTACATGAGAATACTAGTAACTGGCCATGAGGGATTCATTGGCCGCAACATGCTTGCTTGGCTTAATCAAGAAGAAGGTTGGCACATTGACGGCTATGAATGGCATCCAACAGAGCGTCCTGACGTAAGTGGCTATGACTGGGTAATACACCTAGGTGCTATTGCCGACATGACTTGTACTGATGTAGAAGCCATACTCAAACAAAACTACGAGTTCTCTCAGTGGTTGTTCAACGAGTGCAATTTGCATGGGGTAAACTTACAGTATGCTAGCTCGAGTAGTGTCTACGGTGATAGTAAAGACTTTAGTGAGTATGCTCCCTGTCATCCACAAACACCTTATGCATGGTCTAAGTATCTCTTTGATCGTTGGTGGCCACAACAAGATGTAAACATATATGTACAGGGGTTCCGTTACTTTAATGTCTACGGCAAGTGGATGCACCTACGCGGTAAACGTGCTAATGCTATTGTCAAATGGCGTACCCAGGCTCGCAAAGAGGGCAAGATTACTGTATGGGAAACAGCAGAACATATCAAGCGTGACTGGACTTGGGTCGGTGATGTATGCCGCCTACACATAGATTTTATTAAAGAAGTTAACGGCTCTGGAATATGGAATTGTGGCGCAGGCTTAACACACAGCTTTCTAGACATAGCAGAAGAAATAGCAGAACAAGAAGGTGTAGAGTTAGAGTTTGAACCAGTACCAGATGCTGAAAAACAGCGTATGCGACATACTACAAAGGCTGACCTAACCAAGTTAAAAGCTACTATAGGCAAGCGTAAATGGTTAAATGTATTTGAATTCTTAGATCAGTAAGAAGAATAAATACATTACTATGAGAATTACTGACATTATCAGCGAAGCCGCTATCGGCACAAATCCACAACGCCCTGCCCGTACAGGAAGTCGTCCTGCTCGAGGCCATGCTACAGAATCTAGATATAAATCATCTTGTTCTTTTTGCGGCGAAGTAGATCACACCTCGCTGGACGAACATGGTAAAGCTAGTCGTGCATTATGTACTAGCAGTAAACCAGATAAAGATTTAGGTGCGAGCAATCTAGCATCATGTAAGAGTCAAGGGTTACGTGCTAGGGATGGTGAGAAAAGTCACAAGCTAGGTAAGAGTCCCAAAAGTCGTGTTACAGTAGGTGGTCATAGAATTAAGGGCGCAAAGTACGGCGGCCCATTACCAGATTGGAGTTAACATGCGTTTTAACGAATTTAAAATAATCAACGAAGCATTTGATAGTCAAGTACTGGCAATGCAAAAAGAGTTAAAAGCCAAGGGTGCAAACTTAGGCAAGTTTGGCCCTAATCAAGACGGACTAGACGGTCGCCTTGGCCCATACACACGTCGAGCTGCCGAAGCACATCCAGAGATCTCCGGCAAGTATAAAGAGGTACTGGCCCGTCCTGATAGTGTTGATGCACAAAAGATTGATGTTAGTACAATTCAAGATCCAGACTTTAAAAAGAAATTAGAAAAAATTGCAGCCGCACTAGGCACAACTCCAAACGCAATGTTGGCCGTAATGAAACAAGAGTCAGGTGTTAATCCAGCCGCAAGAAATGCCAGCGGCGGCGCAACCGGCCTAATACAATTTATGCCAGACACAGCTAGACGTTTAGGTACAACTACAGATGAGCTAGGCAAGATGGACGGTGTGCAACAGTTAGATTATGTTTACAAATATTACAAGATGACTGGAGTTGGTGACGGATCAGCTGGTGACTTATACATGGCTACCTTTATGCCTAAGTACATCGGTTATCCAGACAGCCATGTACTAGGATTGTCAGGCGCTAATGGATTCAGTGGTGCAGTCTACAGACAGAACAAAGGATTAGATCGTAATAAGGACGGCTCTATCACAGTAGGTGACGTAAAACAATCTGTCAGACGCTTTGCATAACTAAATATCTGCATGAATCCATTAGGTAAATTATTAATAGCACCACCGGCAGTAAAAAATAACTTTTGGTATAAATCAGTAATTTTAATTACTGAAAACCACAGTCAAGGCAGTGTAGGTGTAGTCTTAAACAAACGTAGTCAGATGAGTGTAGTAGAGTTCGGAGAACAACTAGGGTTTACAATAGATGTTCCGGGCTTTGTTTATCTCGGCGGCCCTGTCAATGTTAAAAGTCTTAGCTTCTTACACAGCAACGATTGGGTCAGTAAAAATACTATGCAGGTTAACGGACAGTTTTCGTTAAGTTCAGCAGATGATATATTACCTAGACTAGCAATGGGAGATGTCCCCCAACAATGGCGTTTATTTTTGGGCATGTGTGGGTGGAGTCCGAACCAATTGCATGGTGAAATAAAAGGCATCCCTCCTTGGACACACGATAAGAGTTGGCTCCTAGCTAATTACGACAATGAACTTGTATTTGGATCGGATAATAACGATCAATGGTGTGCGGCCCTAGATCGATCCGGACAAGAGTTTGCCCATAACATTTTATTGTAATCGAACTTGACGTAAATACATTGTAAGTATATAATGTATACTTCATAGGTTGGGTCTGTAAACACAACTAGAAAGAGGTTCAAAGTGTCAGATACGTTAGTACTAAATGCTGACGGCTTGCCAATAAGTGTTATGCCGTTAAGCGTTATCCCTTGGGAAGAATCAATCAAATACATGGTTTTAGACAAAGCCGATGTATTGCTTTATCACGAAAATTGGATAGTGCATTCTGCCCGCTGGGAAACCCAAGTGCCTAGTGTAATCATGTTGCGTGATTACATGAAACCAAAATATGCTGTGCGTTTTAGCCGCAGTAATGTACATCTACGAGACAACGGTATTTGTCAATACTGTGGTACCAGTGTGGATCGCAAAGAGTCTACATTAGATCATGTGTTGCCTGTAAGCCAAGGCGGTAAGACTACCTGGGAAAATACATGTACAGCTTGTGGCCCATGTAATGCCGCTAAGGCAGACAAAACTAAGGGATGGAAGCCAAAAATCAAACCTTACAAACCGGACTTCTTCGATCTTGTAAATAAGCGTAAGAAGCAAGGCTTCAACGTGAGGTTTAAAGAATGGTTAGAATACATACGATAAAACGATTCCTGTGGAAAGTCTTAGGATTCATTAGTTTAGGCATGGCGTATGTCGGGCTTGTTACGCCCGGCATACCCTACAGTATCTTTGTAGTGTCCGCGGCCTATTGTTTTGCCAAGGGCTCGCCCAAGATGCATGCCTGGTTATACAATCACAAATTGTTTGGTCCATTTTTAACCAACTGGAATACCAAGCGGGTGTTTCCAACTAAGATGAAGTTTTTCATGTTGGCCATGATGAGTACAAGTTTACTCATCATGTCTTTCTCAGGTGTAAAACCTATTGGGATTATCAGTACCGCTTGCTTTATGGCTATTGTTGCTATTTGGGCATGGCGCTGGCCAGGTTCAGTTGAAGAACACGAAAAGCGCATAGTTGCCGGTAAGAAAATAGGATGGTTTAACAATAATTTCTAATAAATACTCTGTTAACACGGAGTACACATGAAACGATTATTAGTATTACTATTGTTAGTCCCAGTACTGGCATTTGCACAAAAAACACCCCAAGGCGTTACCTATGACGCACAAATTATCAGAGTAACG